TCAGTAACTTTACTGATGAAGTTAGTAATATAGTGGTAAACCATATACAGTTTAATTATCCGTTCCGCGTGAGCGTAACGTTTAAATAAACCGAATATGGATCGGATCAAGTCTGGGTGCACATAGATAGGCAAGTCCCATCCGTGAGAAGCCTGGTTTCTTAGAAACTCATGAAGAAGTGAATACTTCTTCCAAGTCTCTAAGAGACCACCAATAGAAAACCCTGTGACCTCTACACCGTTTATGACAATCCTTTTGGCGAATTCTAACATCGTTTCCGATATTAGAGTCTTCTCCTCAGAGATTGGCATATCCAGTTTAGAGCACAGAATTTTGTATTGTAAGGCTACTTCACGATTGGCTATAACTAAATCATCACCTAATAGACAGTAATCAGGAAAATAATCCGAAGGTTTAATAACCTTCGCATTAATTGCTGATAACTGGACCATTACGTGGTGACTTAGAGCCATCGCTGCCCAAGATGAGTATGCTCCCATTGGTTGCCCTGCCCTGTAATATACAGGGTGGTCGCAATCTTTGTTCGCGAACGGCTCACCCACTAACAGACGCTTCCATGCCTCTGCCTTCTCTTTCCCGATCAAGTTAGATAAAACACTAACCTGAAAGTCTACTGGCATTCTGTCAGTAGCTGCGGAAAGATCAAAGCAGAAGTATGGACCGACAGAAGGTAAAGAAGATAGAAAGTCATCCTGGTTAAAGGTACAATCTGATGGAATCCTTTTCAGGATCCCCATTAACTCCTCATGAAGAGGCTTTAATGCAGATTGTGTCCAGTAATCCAGAATGGCAATCACTCTTGATTTACCCTCCTTGTCACTGAAGTAACTAAGCTTACGAGTATACTTCAATGGCTTAGAATGGATAGTCCTCCATATCTCCATCATTGAGTAACCCAAACCAGTCGGCTGAAATGGTTTCGTCATAGCTACCTGAAGCGCCAAACCTCCCAAAAGGATAATATCTTCCTTTTGTAATGGAGTCAAAGCGTCCAGGTCAGTTAATGACGTCGCCAAAGCCGGCCCGTTTGGACCACTCTTTGTAGAGAAATGGAATCCTGTCCAACTAAGCTCTTGAGGGTAGACGCCTAGAGACCTACAGATCACTTTTATAGTGTCCTCATTTTGAGGAATTCCTTTAGAGGGCTCCTCAATAGTGGATAATTTTAGAATAGCCTTAAACTTAAAGGCCCTTCCTAACGTTAATAACGTTAAGAGGATCCTTATAGATTGAGGGTTATCTAAATCATCCTTCCATTGAGAAAGCTCCTTCGGGAAACCTGAAGAATCTAGTGCTACACCTTCAAGTTCATAAAGTGGGTTCCCGCTAAGGTATCTTAAAACAGCTAGTCTAACCGATTTATACCGGTAGACAGTCGTTTCAAGGCCTTGGTGGGCCACATTATGATTGAATGTAGAAATGTAAGCAAATACACGTGCTTCATAATTTTCGTACTGACTACAAAACAAGGTTAATACTAAGGGGATTAACTTCCCTATCGTACTTAATCTGAAATTTGTAGCGACGATTATATGAAATTGCACGCAGTGAAAGGGACTCTGTCCTGCCGAAGTTAGGGTGCTAGCCTTCAACGACAGTGAGAGTACGACTTCTCCGACAGCAGCGATCCTCCCCACTCTCTTATCAGATGATCGATCACGCCTATAGAGGCCGGCTCAGTCTACCAAAGGGCATTATCAGAAATGATAATGTCTTCGGCACTGACCGGACCAAACCTTTATAGGAATGACCTTCACATAAGACAGTTGTGAGTGATGGAACTGCGTGGTTACTTTGATTAGCGCTTGTGTAACAACAAGTGTTGATTAGGGTCTCAACCACGCGCGCTTATCCGCGAGGTAATGTCTACCCTCGAAAGAGG